AGAAAACCAAGGGGATAAATCCAGATCTGGAGAAGGCGGTTAGCGACCTGTTGAAGTCGGTCATGCTAGATCCTGAAGCCAGTTTGACGGATAAGACAAAAGTTATTGATAGGGCGTTACACCTAGAGAAGATTAAACAGAAAATTAGTGACGAAGAATGGGGAAGCGGCCTCATGGATAATGAGGAAGATAACGCGTAGAATAAAGAATTAACATTAACTAGGGGATAGTAATGGATGAAACAGTATTGAGGTTTGTGCGGTTGGCGTTGGCTATTATTGCTGACAGGTTGCTAACGATCTTAGGGCTTACCATGTCCTTTGTGTTGGCTTGCTGGACAATGAATCAGCCGACAATTGAGAGATTGGGCATGGCTGCTTTTTTTGCTGGTTTTGCTTACTTAATCGTTAAAGTCAAAGAGAGGAATGACAATGAAAGATCTTCAAGTTAAAAGCACCGTACCAGGCGCAGAGTTGCTGAATAAGAATCAGCGCATGGCAAAGCCGGTACGCGCTCAACGTCCTGCTGATAACACCGATGGCGGTCAACCGCATTGGCCTATAGGCACGATGCCGGTAGGTGGGTTCCGTTCCGTGTTCAACTTTGACGATAATCAAACCTCGACCAAGTTGTCACCCACGACTAAACCTGGTCGGAAAGTCTACTAATGGCTAACAACATTGCTTTCCAAGTTAATGGAAAGACTACTAGGATAAATGTAACTACCTCTGCAAATACGGTAGCCATTCTTTCTGATAGTCCTTGTAATCAGGTTCGTATTCATAACGGAACCGCAGCAGAAGTTTTTATCAGGTTGAGCAATTCTAGCGTAGGCGATGTTGTTATTCCGGTGGCAGGAACGCCAAGCTACGGAGTTGTTTTGCACAACAATCAGACAATTATTTTGACAACGCCAGCGCAGTCGAGTAACACGGCTACGCTGTATCTATCTGCTATTGCTGCCTCTGGAACTGGCATTGTCTATGCAACGCCAGGTGAAGGTTTGTAATGACAACAATCACAGAGGTTGATAATAAGATAGAAAATCATATTGACCTTTGTGCCTTGCGATACGAAGGAATTGAGAAGGAAATGCGCGGTGTTAATGCCAGGTTAAAGCGCATAGAAACATTGTTTGTTACCGGTTTTGGCGCAATATTTATGGTGCTTGTGTCTTTGGTATTGAAAGCGCATTAATGTTTGAACTACTTGGTATTGTCTTTGGTGGCGCATCTAGGTTGTACCAGGCACATATAGAGATGCAGGACAAAGAAAAAGAACGCCAGCACGAAGCGGTAATGTATGACAAGCAGGTAGCCCTGCAAGCGCAAAAGAGTGAGTCTGACAAGTCATTGCGTCAGATGGATGTAGATTTGGCTAGGGAAGCCGGTGAGTTGGAAGCACTAACAACCGCCATTAAATCCCAATCTCAAGAAGCAACTTCTGCTGGTGGCTGGACATTAGCCCTATCAGCGTCAGTCAGGCCGATAACAAGTTACTGGCTGTTGGCTATCTATTCGGCTGCAAAGGGCGCTACGCTCTACCTGTCCATGCAGACGGGCATATCTTTGGCAGAGGCGGTTAAAGCCGCTTACACCGAATTTGACGGTGCATTGCTTGGCAGCATTATTAGTTTCTGGTTTGCAGATAGATCCTTACGCAAGTCTAAATGAGTGATTGGCTAGACTTTGCGCTACCTCTTGTTATTTACTTTGAAGGTTGCGAGAAACGGCGCGGGGGGATGGTCTATCCCTATCTGGATCGTCTAGCTTCTCCACCTGTATGGACACGCGGATACGGGAGAACGTATGGAATCTGTGAGGACAGTCCTGGGATTACGGGAGAGGAGGCCAAGAAAGAACTCCGTGAAGGATTGGTCAGTTATTCGTGCGCTATGCTCAAACTGGCTGCTCCCATTGCAACAAAGCCACAAAGCCACGCAGCAGTTGTCAGTTGGTGTTGGAATTGTGGAATCGGAGCCTTCAGAGTTTCTAGACTTAGACGGGCTATCAATGAAGGAAACTGGGAGAAGGCGGCGGTATTGATTGCCAAACCCCGTACTGCTGGTGGGGTAGAGTTAAGGGGATTAGTCAGACGCAGGGATGCTGAAGCTGCGCTCTTTGTAAAGGGAATGTAATGTCATGGCTAGAAAAAAGTTTCCTAATCTATCGGTAGGACGCGGTGAGAAATTACCTGCGTCTAAAGGTGCTGGCTTGACTGCAAAAGGTAGGCGCAAGGCTAATGCTGCTGGCAGTAACCTCAAAGCACCTAACAAAGATCCGAAGAATCCTCGACACAAATCTTTCTGCGCCCGTAGTAAGAAGTGGAAAGGTGTGAGAGGTAAAGCCGCTAGGAAACGTTGGAATTGCGGTAGATAGTTACTTCTTCTTCTCTACTTTTGTAGGCGGTTTGTCTGTAACTATTACATAGTGGGAGAGGACGGCAGCAGCAGCAATCGCACCTAAAGCTGCCCAGGCAAAGCCGCAGACTGCCCCTGCAATCCACGCTTGGCGGCGGTGCGCTGCGAGCATTGCATCTATCTCATCTTTATCCACCGTTCTTCTCCTTGAGTTTGGCTTCTATTGCACGGTAAAATTCTAAGGGCTTGTAGATAAGCTTGTCTTGGTTATAAATTCCATCAAGTTCCTTGTCCGTCAGACCGACCCACTCTTTCTTCTCTAGCTTTACCCGCAGGTCTGTAATCGTCAGACGCAACCGACCAATCTCTTGCAGGGCGCACTCATAGTGCTTTGGGCCAGCTTGTATGCACCCTGCGTAGTGTGTAGTCCCGTCACTCATTTCCCTTCCTCCTTCATAGCTGCCTCAACTCGACCAATGCAATCCCTCGCTGATATAGTCGTTTGCTGACAATCCGTTAGCCTGTCTGCGGCTGTTTTCAGTTCGTGCAACACCCATTTGATCTGCTCCCGCAGGGCGGCAACCTCCTCCCGATGCTCTTTACTGGCAATCTCATTGCCATCGAACCGGCGCTGCGTTTCTTTTTGTAGCTGCCCCCGCAGGGCGGCGTTCTCATCCAGCAACTTTTCAGCCCACGCCGTCACGCCGTCCTGCGCTGTTGCTAACTTTTGTTTATCAATCTCGCGACACATTTCTAGCACTCGTTTATCCACCGTTCTTCTCCCTAAAAGTCATTATCTGTAGGACACTTGTGCGGTGTCACTCTGATGCCGCAAGTGCAGATGTACTCTGACTGCGCTTTCCCCAAGAGTGCTTCCTCTGCGGCAATGCGTACTGTGCCGCATTTCCCGCCCATAGCGTCATGAACCTTAATTAACCGCGACAGGACATCCCGCAGGGCGGCGATTTCACGTTCAGCTTTAACCATCAAGTCAAAATACTCTGTGCCGAGTTCATAGTGTTTATCTGCCTTAGCTTTCTGTACCTCTACCTCCTGCCTAGCCGCTTCAAGTTTTACCCGCAAGAGCGCACTTGTAATGTTTCGGGACAGACTTTGCCTGTCAACTACGGCCGAGCAATTTTTCAACTGCTCCCGCAGAGCAACGAGTTCGCGCTCAAGGGTTTGTGCAAAAAAAATTGAAACGACTGTTGCTGCTGGAGCCGTTTCCCACTTTGCTTCGTCCGTCCTCGGTGTATCACTCATTTCCCCACCTCCTTTCCGCCGGTTTCCTCCGCATACCGTTTCATGGTTTCTAGGACGTTGGTATGTGCCGAATCGGTAGGAATGTAACCAGTAGTTAGTAAGTGCTTACTTCTATCTTTTAAATACTGGATAGCCGCTTCTCTTTTACGTTTGTTATATTCACTACTCATGTTTAATTTCCTCTCTAATAAGTCGTATGAACTCCAGCAAAGGCAGGGTGACTAGCCAACCCTTGCCATCACCCCGAAAAGCCACCACAGGCCGTTCTGATGCGTTCTGTAGCCCTTCTATGGACTCATCCATCCAGTCGTAGAGCAGTCCTATGCGTTTCCTGCGTTTAATTTCCCATCTATAAGGGGGAGTTGATATGTCAGATCCTTTATCTCGCTCCTGACCTAGTAACCGATTAACCTTGTAATTAAGATGATCAGTCAGGATTGCGGCTACTTCCCGTTCCCCTTCCTGGCCTCTTTGACGGTTACGTTTGCCTCTAGTTTTTGCATTTGAGATAATAGGTTTAGCCATAGGAACTCCCCTTACCCCGCACCTTGTTCACGCTCGGTGTCGGGGCTTTTTTTATTTAGATTGCAGCAGTTGACCTTCAAAGGCATAGGTTCCAATGTGGCCTAGCCGTACCCAGGGTGCTGCCCAGACCTTGCCGCCAGCCTTCCTCCAGATATTGCAGAAGTGGTAATCCTCTGACAGTAGCCTGTTGGTTCCTTCTTCAATGCTGGTAGCAAAGTATTCCATGATCTTGTCCTGCGCCTTGATGGTTCCACCAAGATCCATTACATCGTTGGAATAAGACGGTACGCGCTTGGATAGCTTCTCAAACACCTCGCGCTTGATGAGCATGAACCCTGTTCCCCCATTCCATATCTCTACAGGCTGGTTCATGGGAACGGTCACAGATCCGGTATAGCCCACCAGGTTGACCACAAAGCTGCCGGTATGGTGCTTCATGTTCTCTAGTGCTACGCCACTATCCACAGCGTATTTGACGGATGACCAGTTGATTTCTTTTTTAGGATAGATGCCGCAGATAATGTCTTTGTTGGCAGAAATCATGGGCGGTATATCCGTAGCTTCAAAACGTATGTCAGCATCCACAAACATCAGGTGTGTGCAGTCAGACTTCATGAAGGCATGGGCTAGGGCGTTCCTTGCGCGGGTGATGAGTGATTCGTTGAACATAAACGAATAGACAACATCCATATTCCCATGCGTAATCTTGGTGAGATTGATGAGTGCCTGGGCGTAATACCCGTAGCACAGTCCACCATACATGGGCGTAGCAAAGAACAGCTTTGGCTTCTTAGGTTGAGCAAGTACCTTCTTGGGCTTCTTAGGAGCCACCTTTTTAGTGATAGCCATTAGAACTTTCCTTTTTTAATCATATTGTTTATTTCCTTATGTCTTTGTTTATGACATGGCTGGCATAGCCAAATAACTTGTAATGGTTTATCGTAATCTTCATGGTGCGCTAAACTTTTTTCACTACCGCATCTTGAGCAAGAATTTTTAAGCAATCGTCCAGCAAGTATTTCTCTGCGAACAGCATTGTGGGCTTTTTGTCTGCGCTTATCTGCTGCTTTCCATGCTTTAGTAACTTCTACATTTTGTTTAATGCGATGAGCAAGTTTTGCTCTTTTCCTGTCATACGTTCTTATCCTTTCAAGATTATTGTTACGATGCTCAAGAACATCTTTTTTAGTACAAGTTTTACATTTATTTAAATGACCGTCACCCATCATTGCGTGTTTGTAAAACTCATCTAATGGCTTGACGGTCTTGCATTTAAAACACTCTTTAGAACGAGCCATGTTGTACTTTCTATGCGAGTAAGTACAACCATTATAGACCCGTTCTAATTAAAAGGTACATCCTGGTCATCCTGCTGTTTAACCTCACGCGGATACTGCTGCGTAGCCATTGGATTGACTGCCAGGCTGATGAGTTCACCGTAGGCTGAAGTACGCTTCCACGCGGAAAGTCTTATCAGTTTCCCGTTAGCCATGACCTCACCTTTAAAATCGGGTGCTTTCTCATTCCCTTTCTTGTCATTGCTAAAGAGTACGCCTTTGCCTTCTTCTGGAATCTTAGTTGCCATAGTTTTTCTTTCCTAATTTATCAATACCAATTGAAATTAACACTCCCTTTTTTGTTTCCACTATCCATCCTGCAATGCGGAGGAGTTCCCCGTTGTAGAACAGTTCGCCTTTCATGTCGGGGGATGCCTCATCAATCTTGTCGTGATTAGTGAACAGCACCCCCTTTCCATCTACTAATGATTTACTCTTGAAATCACTCATATTTATGCTTCTCCAGAGGCAGAGAACTTGGCATCAATTTCCTTGTAAATCTCGGTAGTGCGCTGAAGGCCAAAGCGCCTGAACACCGGAACGTTGATCAGCTTGAGTGCCTTGATTTTCTCTTGCTTGGCCTCCCACGCCAGTTTGCTGGCAATGATCTTGTCCACCACAATCATCAGCGCATCCAGCCATTCTTCTGGAGATCCGTAGATAACCGCATCCTTGCCTGGCAGGGAGAACGCCCATTCCTCTGGAGGCACGTCATTGGTCATGGTTGAGATGGATTCTTCTACCGGCACAGAGTCAGACTCCACCACTTCGATAGTTCCCATGTCGCGCTCTACGGGCTTTCTGACGGGTTCAAAGTCTTGCACCTCCTCGGGTGTATAGACACCGACTACACAGCCAGGGTAGACCGTCCTGATACCCTCAGAGATAACCCTAGCTCTCAACATGGCGCGGGGATAGTTCTTCCAGTTGTCCTTACCCGTCAAGCCGATCTTCCGCGCCTGCTCGAACGTCCAGGACAGGGTGATGCTGCCACCCTGCGCGTGAGAGAAAGTAGCCTTAACCTCGGCATCCGTATAAATATCCCAGTTGACCTTGCCACCCGCAGCCTGAAACCTGGCGAGCATGGCATCGGCTTTGAGTGCTGGCCTACCCTGAATGACGTGGTAGTCACGCGCTGCGATGGCAGGGTGCATCCCTTCAGCTTGGGCTATCAGCATGAGTGCTACCGCTTGCTCAGGTGTTTTCATGCCGAACAGACCGGACTTGGCAACCGCTACTGCCATGCGTTCAATGTCTGCAATGGGTACTAATGATGTAGTCATTTTAATTTGCCTTTGCTTTCTCAATTGCAATGTACGCGGCAGTTTCAGTACCACGCGAGATTGTGATAATCATGTCATCACCAAGGTGAATTGGAATGTCTAGCTGCGTAGTCAGATCATTAGCCTTTTTGAGTTCAACAAAAATATCATCCGTCATTGCTTTAGCCATTTTGTAGATGAGGTGCATGGGTGAACCTTCTGGAATCTCTAATACTTGATTACCCTTTTTTTCTGGAATCATTTTTAATCCTTTCTTTAAGATCTGATATTTCTACAATGGCCTCGGCAATCTCATGCTCTAGCCGGTTGATAGTCTGCGCTGCTGCCCACAATGTATGCGCTTTGGTTAGCACTCCCTCTTGCCTAGCCAAGTCGATACACGCCTCTGCTACCTTATTCATACCTTTGCCTTAAAAATAACAATAGCTGATGGAAATGGTGCGCTATTTTTATGCCCCCCAAACTTCAACCTACCGCGAATAAATATAAATTCACCTTTCGCGCAGTAGTCGTGCCACCACGCTGTATCTACTCTTGCTGGCAATAGGCATACAACCGTATGACCAAGTTGTGAAGTTTCATAGGCTTTTCTTACCCACTTACCTATCTCTCTACCGTAGGGCGGGTTCATCCAAACGCTTCCCGTCCATGCTTGTTTCAAACCGTCTTGCTCTTTAGAGTAAAAGGTTTTGCATTTAGCATTTTCTTCTGTAGCGCAAACGTCTAAAGTGAATTTGTGTTCCGCATCTAACGTATTAAAAAACTCTTGCGGGGTTGACCACATATCAGTATTACTAGAGAAGTGAACTTTATTCATCCATTGTCTTTCTTAACCTCAAATCATCTATATATAAATCTACAACTATTTTTGTAGCTGCTTCAAAACTAATTTGCATACTTTCCGCAACAGACATAATGTCCTTTACGAACGGAACTCCATGCCAAACGCGGCACAGTCTGCCCGTACCACCCTTAGCCTTACCTTCTGTCCTGACCAGAAGCAGAATCTCTAGTTCGCCCATCCTTCGTGCTACTTGATTAACATCTAAGCCAGTTCGCTCGGCAATGTCATAGATCGTGCCAGGCTTATCGAGCGCAGACATAATCAAAGATTGATGATCAACTGCAAGATCCGTAGCTTGTGCTGCTGCTGCATGGCTAGTATCAGGATCAGTTGACCGGACGCGGGGGAAGTTACTCGGAGTGCTACCGTAGAACAGTCTATGTAGGATGCTCATTTCAACAATTCCTCAAGTAAGAAAGAGCCGCTATTAACATCAAGGAAGCGCCTGTTGCCACCCCCAAAACCCAACCAAACATCATCGCCATTTCAAGTTCCCCCTTTCACCAAAAACCTACGACTGCCAGGAATGGTGCTGACAAACTGGTCATAGACTTTAGGCATACTGGTTTGGAAAGCCTTGGTATCGAACCGCTTGGATGCTGCGGCGGTTTTCCATGTGGCTAGAGTGTGCCCGTCTACTGTTTGGATCAGGCTAGTTTCACCCATATAACGCTGCACCCTACCCGTCAGATCTTCCTCTTGTTCCTCCAGGCGCTTGATGGTGTCCTTGATCTCGCGCAGTTTCTTGCAGACCATCTCTACATCAGTAGAGGCAACTTTGTAGCTGCCATCATCCTGTTTAAAGATTGCTCTCAAATCATCCGGATGAGAGGCTTCAGGTGGTGAGCGTGTCTGTATGTGCGCCCAGAGTGCGGCCTCTTGTTGGATCAGCGCATCCTTCATGCTTGCATCGACTTCAATCGGATAGATGCACAACTCCTGGCCGCCGAATAGGACGCAGAGTTTCACCATGTCTACGCCAAAGACTGCGGCTTCATGGATACATTGAGCGAGATCATTAACGGGTATCTTGGTGCTGCCATCATCACCAAACTTTCCACGCGCGTGTACGCTGTAATTCTTAATCTCATACAGGGTTTTGTTATCTTCTGAAACATAGTCAAAGTGTGAGCGCATCCAGGGGTGCATGGGATGAGTGCCTTCAATGTCCAGTTCCTTCAAGCGCACCTTCTCACGGTCTGCTACTGCTGCTGCGATTGGAGCCTGGAGCCTAAGCCCCCATTGCACATTCTCAAGGTGTCCAATATCTTCAATGGGCTTTTGTCCGGTCTTAATCAACCAGACTTCCGCATCACGACCTGCGGCAATCTTGCGAGCATCACCTGACCACATTGCGCTATTTCTATTCTCGGGGGAAAAGTCAGCCATGATTAATCTCCGTCTTTCATAGGTGAGCCATAGGTAGTGAGATTCTCTACAGGGCGGGGGCGAGGATCTTGATGGGGAAATGACTGCGCCTGGATGAAGTGGATGCCTTCTTTGGTGCAGGTTCCTGCAAACTCTTGACGCTCTACAGAGCAGAAAGGAAGTGCGGATTCGCCCGTCACGGGGCTGCGAATGTCCTTGCGAGCGCAGAGGCCGACAGAACTATCCAAGGGGGAGTTTGGATTGTCTTTGTAATGCTTACAGTTGATACAGAAATTCATAATTACCTTTCAATGATTAATTAATTAATGGGCTTGCTACATTTATATTACTTTGTTACTTCCTACTATGCAAGGTGTTACGAAACTTATATCTTAAAGAGTTATATGTTGCTGTTGGCACAATAAAACCACACCCGTAATAACGGGGGGTGCATCTGGCTATCGTTTATCGCGTGATACTACCGATCCTCTGGTAGCTGGGGTTTTCACTAGCCCGATCCTGGTGGAAGAAGCTACAAGCCCCATGCTCTGCTTTTATCCTGGTCTGCCGCCAAGCATTCCAGAGGGGTGGGTTATGCCCCCGTTGCGCTCCCGCGTGATGAGCAAAAAAAAGCCGGTTAGTCCACCCCCTAGTGACGCCCCATATTGCTATAGGGTAGGGGATAGGCTGACCGGCTCTCAATCGCGTCACACGATTAAACAAATGCTAACTTGCGCGTATGGGATTTGTCAAATAAATAACTGGGCGTAAAAATACCGCCCAACTATTTACAGTACAAAGCCCAGTCCAATCGCTAGGATCACAAGGAAAGCCCAGAACACTACTTGGTCAACGTCGATAATGATGGTATTCATTTAATACCCCCTAATAGATTTAACGGCATCACGGGCATCCTTAGCTACGCCAGGCCACCTGTCGCATATCTTGCCTGTCTTATCCATGCTCAAAGCATCATGCTCGCCCAGGAAACGTTGAACAATGAACAGC